AGACGAAGTACATTAGAAGAGATTCCTACTGAGTATGTTCCCTCAATACCACTAGCATTTGTGGAAAGTCCAGTAATTCTTATTACATCTAAGTTTTGAAACTCATGAGGATTATCGCAAACAACTTCATATGTTCCAGAAGATTTGGGATATATTTCTACTCCACCAATAGAACTAGTTGCTACACTAATATTAGAAACTGGTTTACCTTTTATTTTTTGAATTCTAGCGTAAGCACTGTCTCCACTAGTTCTACTATTATTAAATACTAGAGTTTCGTTTACTTTATAATTGTTTCCACCAGTCAAAATTCCAATAGAATCAATAGTTCCTGGAGAAGCAGCATTTATTTTTGCCGTTTGATTAAATTTATTTGGAATGAACAGATAAGGATATTCCTGAGTTTCTTCAATTAAATTCAGTGGATTAGTGTTTCTTCTTAGATCACTTGTTTTGAAATTAAATTCATCTTGATTTGAGGAAGGATTGAAATTAAATTTATCTGGGATAGAGTAGTAATTTTCTCCTATGATATATGGAAAAACGGGTTTTTTGTATTTTTCAAATACTCCAGATGCTTCGGTCTGTAAATCATTGACCGTCATATAATATGCATAAGTTCCATTAGGATAATCTGGAGTTACTCCAAATCTTCCGTTATTTTCGTCAAGAGTTGAAACATCAGTAGTTTTGGTGTGAGTATAATCTTCAATAAAGAATCCTTCAGGATAGATTGAAAGTGGTGGTCTTCCTGATTTTAAATCAAGAGAATATCCAGATTTTAATTGAGTTACTGCGCCACCAGTTTGTGTAGTATATCCATATGGACCATAAATTGGATTACCATCATAAGCAAATCCTAAAATAGGAGAGTGTTGATCTGAGTCAACTTCTATACTACTTACTTTACGAAGATCGCTTTCTCCATATAAAACATCTCCTTCTGAATTGACAGAATATGTACTTTCTCTTAGAACTCTGGGGGGATAAAGATGAAAATACTGAAGTTCATAATTTGAAGCTGATACTACACCATCATCTTTAGTGAAGAATGGTGTATTCTTCTCAAAAAGATTTACTCTCCAAGTTTTAAGATTAGAATAGAACGCTGGTTGATTCTCAGTTTCAGAATTAGTTTCAATAGTAATTGTAGTGTCGGATTCATCATATCCACCACCAGGTTCTAAAACTCTAATTTCTGAAAGAGATTCATTTACAATAATAGGGATTAAGACTGCACCAACACCAACACCAGCAATTCTAAGATCTGGTGTTGATTTATATCCAGTCCCAGAGTTTAAAACTATAACTTGAGTAATCCTTCCATTACTGATAACTGGTTTTACTTGAGCATTTTTTCCACTACTAATCGTAATGGTTGGTTGACGGTCGTAATTTAATATTTCTGAAGATCCATAACCAACTCCACTATTTTCAACATGAACTGATGAAATTTGACCTCTAACTATTGGTTGAACACTTGCTTTAAAAGTTTCTGTTCCAATAGAGGATATTCCAACTTCTCCAATCAAAGTTGCGGTAATATCTGGATAGTTAAAAATATGTGTTCCTAAACCAACAGATTTAATATCTTCATACTGCTTAGTTCTATAATAAAACTCCTTATCTGAACTAACACCAACTGCGGAAAGTCTAAAAGAATCAGTATCTCTACTAGTTACATAATATTCTGTATTGTTTGTAAGACCCTCTGCAACAGAACCTACTACAGTATATTTGATTTTCTCTCCATTTTGATAACCATGATTTTTAATTGTGATCACATTTGAGGAAGTATTGATTCCTGTTACATGTGCTGTTCTTTTTTTCGTTTCATAATCACTTCCACCATTAACAATATTGACAGAAGATACAACAGATTTTTTATTTACACTCTGAAGTGCATGTTTACCAATACCAAACCCAGTTAAATTTACTGTGTTTATACCGGACAAGGCATCTGCTTGAGTTGGGTGTAGTTTAACTGATACATTATCAGATACCGATATAAAGTATAATGCACTAGTATCCAAACCAACTACACATTCCTCATCAAAAGTTTTGTATATTACTTGTTCCGTATTTCTAAATTTGTGATATGTTGCAAACCCAATGGTATTATTTGTTAAAGATACTTTTGCAGATGCTTCATCTGCAAAGAACTCTGGGGAATTGTCAATCATTTTCATATTGACCGTGCCAAATGCACCTGCACCATTTCCACCATCAATTTTAAGAGTTGGTGTTGATAGATAATCAAATCCACCATCCAATACTCGTATTTCTCTTAAGGAACCAGATACTGCAATATGTCCAGTTGCACCGGTCCCGACAGTATCACTAATAATTAAATTTGGAGGATCGATAACATCAATATTATTTGATGGCGATAAAATATCAATACTTTCAATAGCACCATATCGTACAACATCTTCAGATTTATAATTTAAAACTTCAACACCATTAATTAATATTCCAGTAGTTCCTGGTAGTGTTTTACTTTTAACTCCCTGACTCTTTGGATCAATAATTTTTCTTAAGAGTTTTTGTGGTTTTAATGTTTTGTCAAAAGAAGTGTATGGTTGAATAATACTATCACTTACAATTGTAGAACTTTCAACCTCTACAAAATTCCCTTTATTAATATCATCTCTACTCTTTGCAAATTTTAAAGTGAATCCATCAACTCTGGATACAAAATAAAGTCCATCGTTAAATAGACCCGTATTTCTTTTTTGCCTAGTCCTTACAGTTCCTGAGGAATCAACATATTTTTCATCTGATGTACTCGCAGCATAGTAAACTGCATCACCAGTATAGAATCCATGTTCTATGCCTGGAGTTATTTCAAGTTCAGTTCCAATAAACGTTCCAGAGAAAGTTACTTTTCTTGAGGTAACTTCAATTGGTTGAGAATTATATGAAGGAATTGATGGAGATGCAACAATGTATTCTCCATCATCATTTTTATATAAATTATCAACTCCAGTTGAAAAGGAAGTAATATTTGGGAAAGTATTTGAAGATCCTTTTTGTATCTTTCTTTGTATAGAAGAAACTTGAGAATTTTCTAAAGAACCCTGACCTCGTATTTTACAGGATTTTTCATTGTCGATACTAATTACTGTAGAAGAAACTTTTGTATTATCTTTTAAAATTACAAAAACAGAATTGCCAATTTTAAGATAATGTTTAGATTTTAGTGTAATTGCATATGTAAAGTCTGATTTATCAACTAATTCTACTTTATCTACACCATAATGGGGAGATACATTATATTCCCATTTATCTGTTTTAAAATTATTTTCGGAAATTCCATATGTAGTTACGTTTGCCGTGGTTCCTTTCACAAAGGAGTTGGTATTTTTCGGTAACTTTACTGAATTATATACAGAGGATACTCTTACCTTTATTATTTCATCTTGATTTAATTTTGATCTACCATATGAGAAAGTATTAACACCAACTGTAGTGGCATCATCAATAATACCACTTAAATTTGTTACACCAAAGAACTGAGTTAAAGATTTGGAGGTATACGATACAACACCAGTTGTAGTATCATTATAAGTTACATATAATTCTCCAGTGGTTCCAAACCCAACAGTAGAATCAACATCAAAAATGGTAGCACCAGAAGAAACTGCTCCAATGACTTTTGTAGATGGTTCTACTTTAAACTTACCATATTCCACTCCATCAACACCAATATCTCTATTATATCCCCCATCATAATTTAATTTGTAGAAAGTCTTCCCAAATCCAACTTCAATTTTCTCTACAGAAGTTATTGGAGCATATGACCTATTAATATCTTTATCAAATTTATATGCGTCTTGATAAAAAGTTGCCGTGTCTAAATTTTCTGGGTCTCCAGAAATAGGTTCTACGATTAATTGTTTTACAATTTCATATCTGGCATTAGATGGAGTAACTAAAAACTCCGATGGTCTAATGACAGAAACATCCTTATTATATAATGCTTTAAATAAAATTTTATAGGATTGATCAGTTCCTTTACTAAGATAAAAATCTTTAGATTGTTTTATAAAAATATTTTGATTAAGATCTTCAGTTAAAGTTCTATTTTCTAATCCAGGAAGAAGTTGATTTTTTGTTTTGAGTAAAAATTGCTTTAAAAATAAAATACTCAGGTTCTCAATAGTTGAACCTGCAGTATGATCATCATATTCGCTTTCTTCAAATATTAGTTCATTATTATTCGTATTACTCTTATATGAGGTAATTCCTACAAATCCTCTTCTACATCCAGTAAAAGAATAATCAGTTTTTCCAGTATATGTGATTATTTCATTGTCAATTTTAAGTAGTCCATAAGAATCTGGAAATCCAATTGTACCTGTGGGAGATTCTGAGGGGTCTACTTTAATTGTTTTATCATAAAAACTTAGATCACCTTGAAGGATGACAGATTCAACTACATTTGTCGTCTCATCTAATTTAATGTACTCATCAATATTTTGAATTAGGTCAACAGGTCCACTCTGATACTCTTGTCCGAGATAGTACTGCTTTAAAAAACTGGATACTAAAGGATAATCTTCCTGCACATACTGAGGAAGTTGACTAGAAACAACGCTGTTAAGTTGGACTCTGTTTTTTGACATTTTATGGATTTATCGTCTTAGTATGAAGAACTTGATCCTGAGGATCCAGATGTGGATGTAGTTGATGTAGAGGAGGTTGAACCAGTTGTGCCACTTGTAGTAAACGCTCCACCAGTGGTGCCTGTAGTCCCTTGTGGGGTACTTGTAGTAGATGTACTACCACCTGCCCTCACTAGATTGCCATTTGCATAACTTGGTGATACAATGTAATTTGATGCTGATGGATCTAATCCAGAGGATATTTCATCAACAACCATTTCAACATTGCTACCCCCTATATCTAGTTGCAAATAAAGATCCTGTAATCCAATAACATCATTAGATAAAGGAGATGCTTCAATTTCTATAGTTTGAATTCCATCTTTACTTTTTGCTAAAACAACATTAATGGGATTGAGAGTTATAACTCCAGAGATATAATTAATGGTTCCAGCGTTTCTTCTTACAATAGTAGGTGATTGAGAACCAATAGATGGAACTGTAAACAAGAATACCGTACCATTTATTCTATTAGTATCAGGAATGTCTCCTAAGTAGACTGGTTCATTAATACCTGCTACGTTAAACCCCGAAGATTTGATATTGTAACCAGTCATTGATTTAATATAGAATTCATTACCAAATCCAATTGAATATTCTGCAAAAGAATTAGTAACAACTCTTAAGTCTCTTCTCATTTTGACTGTTGTGATATTAGAAGTCACTGCTTCGTGACTATCATCAATAATTTTCAAAAACTTACTATATTTAAATCTAGCACCATACTTATTCATTTCAGAAGATTCAGAATACTTGTTTGCGTTATTCTGAACAATAGTAGACACTGCAGCTGCCGATGGTGCTAAGTTTGTGTTATAATAAACTTTACTATCAATTTCCAAATACAAATATTTCAAATCTAAGATTTCTGGTACAATTCCAGCAACAGCATATTGCTTTAGTTTTGCTTTGATGTTCTCCTTCATCAAATTTGGTAAGAAATCGCCAAATCTTGGTTTTATACTAATAAAAACTTTGCCATATTGAGGTGGAATTAACTCTTCTCCTCCAAAAACCGAAATTGATTCAGTTTCAGGATAAATTCTTGCTGGAATTAGCGTTTCATAATCATTTGCAGTTAATGCTCTGTTTTGAGAGGCATATATGCGAGGTGCAAACTTTTTAATTGACTCAACACCTTCAATTGACTCACCTCCAGACGCAGTTATGCCTGTGGTGAGTGCAGAAATACCAGAAGTAACAACGTACTCGGCAGAATTGCGAATATATTGAAGTCTTCCAGAGAATTTGAAGTTACTGACTCCGTTTGCAGCATCTCCACTAGAAGTAATGTAATTTACAGTGATAAAATTGGAGTCTTCAAGACTTTTACCAAAAATACCATCTCCAAAAATGATTTGATATCTTTCATCATCAACTTCTTGGATAAAGTAAACTGCCGAATTGCCATCAATATTAAATAAACTGTTTTGGAGACTATATTTTACACTCCTAGAAGATTGTTGACTTGGTTTAACAGAAACCGTCATTAAATCACTATCAATACCAACATTATCCAAAATAAACTTTTGTTCTGGGTTTCTTGCGTTATAAGTGAAGTTAGAACTTACTAAATTACCTTCATAAATGGGAATATTGTTAAATTGTGCTGTATTATTGACAACAGGAACCGTAACATCCTCTAAAATCGAGAAAACAAACGATTGAGATCCAAAAGAACTAGAAGAACTTGCTACAACTCCTTTTTGAAGGGTAATTGTTGATGGTGAAGGTGAAAGATTACTAGTGTTAACAAAAAATGTGATGGTAGCACGGGCAGCTTTCCTTGATTTTGGTGTATACCCAATATTTCTTGCTAAAGAAACTACATTTTCTCTTAAAGTTGCACTATCAATAAAAACTTCATTTGCAACCATGTTTGCATTGTATGAAGTAATATAGGTATTGTAGGCCAAAACATCAAGAATCGTAGAAAGGTTTGATCCTTCAAAATCATAGTCTGTAAAACTAGAATTTTCCTTTAAATATTCTCTAAGTGTTGTTTTAACCTGATTAAAATCCAGGTTAGTGAAATTTGATAGTGGCATTTTTTACCTGGTTGGTTGCAAAACGAAATCTAATGATTGTGG